ATTTAACCGGATCTAATTCAACATTTTTTAATTTATTAAATTCATCCATCACATTTGATACTTTTGAATTTAATCTAGCCATAATTTGGGGTAAACTAAAATAACTCTTTTGAGTATGACTAACTTTTTCATGACTATAACTTGTATGAGCCATTAAACCATTAGAACATACTTGTCTAAATGCACCCAAATCCATTTCCATAGGTTTTGAACCATTACATGAATTTGAAATGTTTAAAGTAGCAATAGCTTCAGTATGACCTTTAAGATTTTTAACACCAAAATCAGGGTGTTGCATTTTAATCATATGAGATTGGATTCTTCTATCACTACCTCTTTTTTCATAAGCACCATTAATTTTCCAACCTTCTTTTTGGAATCCTTCAATAGCATCTAATGTTTCAATTTGATACTCTTTAGATTTAATTTTTTGATTACCTCTCCAACTTTTATCAAGTGAAGGAATAAAAGCTTGTAGCTTATTTAAATCATTGTTTAACGGAATAAAATTATTTCTTGTTGTTCTCATTATATAGGGGTTTTATGTTTCCTTTTTTATCAATTATGTAAGTGGTTGGTTTTTTTAAATTAGTAGCTTTATTGTAACTACCTTTCATTGTTGATTTTCTTCCTGAGCAGCTCATATTAATTTTCGTTTTCAGTTTCGTAAGTATAGTGTACAGTATCTTGATTAATAGTAAAATACATTTTGAAATCTTTATCACAATCTCTGTTTTTAGAAAAGTGTAAAGTACGTGTTAAACCACTTTTATCGCGTTCTACGTGACACATTGCATCTGTCATGTGTTTTATCCTGTTTGAACCCGCAAAATCACCAGCTTTAGTTACTTGTTGAATGTTAATAAATGTAGTATAGTAACCCGTTTCATTTTCACCTTTTTTATTTTTATCTTGTAATCTTAATAACCAATGTTCAGCTGCACCTTCAGTTAATTTATAATTATCTCTAACCATATCAATTACTTCAGCTAATGAATCAATACAAACTACATCATAACCTTGATTAAACACATATTCTAATGTTTCTTTAACACAATGTGAATAGTTTTTTAAGAATAATGTTTGAACGCAATTAAATTTAGGTAATCTTTTACAATATTTAAAATAAGCTATTTCATCCATTTCACCACTTACAAATAAGCATTTATAACCTTGAAGAGTAAAATTAGCTAACATATCAAGTGCAATTGTTGATTTACCCGACCCTGGTCCACCTACAAGTACCATGTTAGTACCAGGCATTAATCCCCCTTCTGTTGATAAAATAACATCTATTTCACTGTTAGTTTTAATAGGATTAAATAACTCATCATTGAATTTTAAATCAGTACCTCTAAAGAATTCTACTTTAGTTGGATTGAAATCAGGAATAATAGGAGGTGATTTGGGTCTACCTCTTCGTTCTACTTTCACGGGAAGTGCTGTTGTTTTAATTGTGTAACTCATAACCTTTATTTGTTTTAATTATTATACTTTAATATACGAAATCTATTTTAGGTAACCTAATTTTATTTAAAAAACTTTTACTTAATTTTCTTATGCTTGAATATACGAAAAAAAATTGGGGTAGACAAAAAAACCCACCTAAAAGGTGGGTTAATTTTATATTTTTTAAATTTCTTAGAAATTCAAAATACAATAATCCATTGCAACTGTCATAGAGATTTCTGCTGCAGCTTCACCTTGTGACCAATCATAGTCTCCAAATGTTGCTGTTTTGATAAATGCACCTTTAATAATCCATTCACCTACTACATCACCTACAGGACCTAAAATATTCATTGTTAAGTCTTTTTTATAGAAATCTGAATATCCATCTCTACCTGTTACTGATTCGTGAGATAGACGCATCCATTCCATTACTGCTTGTGAACCAGCAGGAGCGATTGGGTCATACAATGACATTTGAATATCATTCCATTTTACTTTACCTTTGATTTTACGGTAAACATTGATGTGATCTAGTGTGATTTCACCTGCATCGAATCCTGGGGCTGAAGCTTTTTTAATTAAGTAAGCTGGGATTCCATCTACATATAGTATGAATCTATTTGATACCTTAGGTTCAAATGCAGTGAACATTATTTCGTTTGGGTTTAATACTGCCATTTTATATTTTGTATTATTTTATTATTATCGGTTTATAATAAATATTAGGAACTAAAGCCCTAATATAAGGGCTTTGATCCTAAATTTTCTTTATTCAAAAGTTGCACCTGTTGGTGTAACATTAAAGTCTAATATAATAAACTCAGCAGTTCTAGTAGGTTGGATGAAAATTTGACCTAACAATTGATTTCTATCAATTACTTCAGCAGTGTTATTTGAATCATCCATTACCACTTTATAAGCATATAAACCTTGTCTTTGTTGGATTGAATCCAAATATGGGTTTACTTGTCTTAAGAATCTATTTCTAGTAGCGGCTGTGTTTTGTTCAAATACTAATCCGTTAGCTACTTGACCAATATATGATTTTAATTCAATTAATAATCTTCTAACATTGATTCTGTCTAAAGCAGATGCTTTTTTCTGTAATGTTTTCTGACCGTATGCTACTACACCTTGTCCTGGGAAGGTAGCTAATGAATTAACTTTACCGGCATATAGAGTATCTCTATCTGTTGGGGCTAATTTTCTTTCAGCTTGAATTACACTTAATCCACCTCTTGTAAATCCTGCAGGAGCAAACCATGGAGCACCTACTCTATCATTATAAGCGTAAACACTTGGAATAATTGTTGATGGTGGAACCCATGTTAATTTTCCTGTATTAGGAGCACTAATTTGAACCCATGGATAATAAGTTGCAGCGTATGAACTATCAACTGATGTTGCGTTATTAATTACTGTAGCTACATTATTTCCAAAAGCAGACATATCTACAATAGCGATACAATCTCCTCTGTTTTCAGCCATATTAGTTATTGAGGTAATAATTGAATTTCCTGTTGTAGCTGTAATACCTGGAGTAGTAATTATGTTGAATTTAAATTCATCTGTATTACCTAATAAAGTAATTGATGAAGTATAATTTGAGTTTGATAAACCGTAAACTGCGCAGTTAGTTCCAGCAGCTCCACCAAATGATCCACTTTGAGCAGTTGGTAAAGAAGCTGTATAAGCAGATACTGGTGTTCCAGTATTATCAAAATAATTTGGAGTAGTATAAGTAACTGATTTTACTCTTAAATATCTTGATTTGTTAGTATAATCACCTGTTGTTTGAACATATCCATTATCTGTAGTTGTAGATTGATTACCAATTACAGCTTCAATATAGTTTAATTGGTTAGGATCTAATGATAACCCAGTCCATTGTTCTAATACTACTTTAGAATTAATATTATCATCTCCTCTTCTAACTAATAAATCAAATGTACCACTTCCAGAGCTAACATTTAATATTTCATATCTAATATTATTAGTTGAACCTGATGGTAATGTATTATTAGCTCCTTCAGTACTAAAACTGTTATTAATAGCACCTTGTGATAAAGTTTCTAATACAAATACAGTATTTGGAGTACCATTTGAACCTCCTGTAAATGATACTGAAGTTGGTGTTCCTATACCAAAACTACTAGTAAGTGAGAAAGCATTTTGTGAAGTACCTGTAGCATCTGTGAAGAAAGTTAATACTCCTCCTACAAATGAAGCTGAGAAGAAATTAGATATTCCACCTGTTCCACCATTAACAGCATTTACTACGTTAGTTGCCCAACTACCTGTTGAAGGTACAGCATTAACACCATCATTTGTTCCATTTCCTACACCTAAATAAATATAATTAGAACCATCAAAATAAGATCCAGTAGCAGCGTAAGGATAGTTGTAAATTATATAATTAACATTACCTACAGCTGTTGTAGCATTAATTTGAATTTGATTCCACGAACCTGTACTAGAGTTTAATACAGTAAATGAAGCAGAAGCAACAGATCCTGTTATTAAAGATACGTTGTTAGTAGCACTAGAGGTTGCAGGTAAGAATGTACCACTTACTGCTCTTTGTACTAATAAAGTATTACCACCTTGTTGGAAATAGTTATAAGCAGAGATTGATGTTAAATATTCGTAAGATGATCCACCACTGATGAAAGATCCACCGAACTTATTTAAATAGTCACTATATGAAGTAACTAAAGTTGGAATTCTAACAGGACCTGATACTGTAGGTCCTATTATAGCCGCACCGGCAGTAATAGGGCCTTGAGTAATTTGGGATTGGTCATTTTCTCTAGTTAGAACACCTGGAGATAATAAAGTTTCAGCCATTTTTTATTGTTATTTGATTAATTTAATTGGTTTGATAATAAATATTAAAAAAAGGCTCAAAACCTATATTTTAGGAATATGTTATCTCACCTGTTTTTAAATCTATTGAAATATCACCATAAGTTTCTTTAAGTCTTTTACTTAATTCAGCTTCAGATGATATTAT